TCTAATCATGATACACAAGGTATAGACTGGCAATCGTATGATGTCAATGAACGCACAGAATTATCACAAGGTATAATAGAAGAGAGAGCTGTATTAATTATTTCAGATCCTAACGCTATTATTAATCTACAGTTTGAGTTAGAATATAATCAGTTATATTCTATTACAGTTAATGATATTAGAATTGATGATATTAATTATGGCACTGGCATTCCGGTTACTAATCCGTTTGCTAAAACTAAAACTTATGTAGGTGATGGAACGTCTGTTTTACGATTAGCCGACATTGGTAACTTTTTTGTTGAAAATGATTTTCTAGTTATAGAAAAAATTGGCGCTACTGTAACACTAGACGAAGGATCTGCAGACTGGTATGAATACAGACAACTACAAAATGGAATTGTAAAGTTGCATAGTCCAGCGATTGAAGATCAATATGTATGGGTAGCGGTTAATGGAACAATGTTAAGCTCGTCAGTTGATTATCATATAACTAACAATCGCAGATATATACGATTAGCGAAACCATTATTTAAGAACGATGTTATTCAAGTTATACATTTCTCTGAAAGAGAATCACAGCAACGACTTGGATATCGTATTTTCAAAGATATTTTAAACAGAACTTCATATTCTATTGTAGATGGATCACAAAATGTTGTACTAGAAGAAGATTTACACTGGTATGACAAGTATATTACAGTAAAAAATGCTGAATTATTGCCAGATCCAGGGCAAAATGCTAAAAAACCTGCTGTAATTTTCATAAACAAGGAAAGAATAGAGTATTACCAAGTAGTTCAAAACAGAATTCAGCAAATTAGGCGGGGAACACTAGGCACAGGTGTGCCAGCAGTGCATCCTGCAGGGCTAGAATGCTACAATCAGTCATTAACACAGATGTTACCATACAAAGATGAGACACTTGTGACAGCATTTACAGGTGATAGCACTACAAATAGTTTTGCTTTAGACTTTACACCTAATTCTGTTAATGAATTTGAAGTTTATGTAGGTGGCATACGTTTAAGAAAGACAGAGTTGCCAATATTTGACCATAGTTTAGCTCAAGACTCACCAGAAGGTGATGTGCTTATGCCAGCTGAGTTTAGTATTGACGGAAATAATTTAATTTTACTGCATACACCACAGGATAAAGTGCTTATCCATGTTATACGACGGCAAGGAAAATTATGGACAGCGCCAGGAGAATCATTAGCACATAGTGATACAACAATAGCAAAAATGATTCGTTCTGTACAGGTTGATATACCAAGATAAATAGAGTAATAGGACAAAATATGATTAACGAAAACACTGGTATTCATGTTGAGGGACACATTAAAATATTTGATCCCGAGACAGATAAAATTTTCATTAATAAAAGGAATGCCATCCATTATGAGAACATGAGTTTAGCACTAGCTCAAAGTTTAAGTAATGAAGGAAATGGATTTATTTATTCAATGAGTTTTGGAAACGGCGGCACGTCAGTTGACCCAACAGGTATAATTACATACTTAACACCAAACTCTACAGGTGTTAATGCTTCTCTTTACCATGAAACTTATAACAAAGTTATTGATGACAGGAGTATTAATAATATTGATCCATTTAGAAATAAAACAGAAGTAAGACACGTTAACGGCACAAATTATACAGATGTTATTGTTACTTGTTTATTAGATTACGGTGAGCCATCTGGACAGGATGCGTTTGACACAGGATCTAGCACATCTGACCTTTTTGTGTTTGATGAGCTTGGACTTAGATCTTACAATCCAGACGGTGAGGGTCTTCTTATTACACATGTGCTATTCCACCCAGTACAAAAAAGCCTCAACAGACTTATCCAAATTGATTATACAGTGAGAGTTCAAAGTCTCTCAGGTTTGATAGGGGAATAATAAATGCCATATGAAATTTTATTTACTGATTATGTAAACAAGCTAGGCATAGTTGTTGAAGACGGCACTATTAATCATGAGACAAGTTTAAAAATACCAGGCAGAAATTCAACTGCTTATGGTACAGTAATTGCAGAAAATTTTCTACATCTGTTAGAGAATTTTGCGTCACCGACAGAACCAGTTACACCTGTTGAAGGGCAAGTCTGGTATGATTCCTCACCTGACGAAGAAATATTAAAAGTATACAATGGAGTAAACTGGCAATCAGTTAACGGTGTTAACAAATCCGTAACAGCACCTGAGTACAAGCAAGAAGGTGATTTATGGATTGACAGAGAGAACCTCCAGTTGTATATGTATACAGATGCAAGCGGCTGGGTGTTAGTAGGACCTCAATTTAAAGAAGGTGTAGTTACAGGAGCAACTCCAAAAGTATTAGTAGGCATTGACGATTTAAATTATAATGTTTTACAGGTAGACATTAACGCTATGCCAACTGCTATAGTAGCAACCGCTGAATTTACTCCAAAAATTAAAATACCAGGATTTGCTGTAATACGCCCTGGCTTTAATATGACTACTAGGAGCGAAGTAAATCAAGCGGCACCAAAGTATTATGGTATTGCAGAAAAAGCAGAAAACCTCTACATTAATAATACAACTGTACCAGCAGGAAATTTCTTAAGATCAGATTCTGTTAGTAATACATCATATCATATTAATGTACAAAATAATACTGGTATTAATTATGGCAGAAATAGAGAACTATCAATTGGTGTTGAAAATTCAAAAGGAATTATAAAATCAAACGTAGCTGGATCTTCTGTAGATATTCAAGTTAAAAATGATGGTCTATTTAAAACGTTAATTACCGCTGATTCGGAAATGAAGGTAGGTATTGCAAATACCGCGCCTGAAGAGACATTAGATGTTGCAGGTAATGTTAAAATATCTATTCCTGCGTCAGATACAACAAAAGGCAATTTACACGTAGCCGGTGACACTGACAGTACAAGTATCACAACAGGTGCTGTAGTAACGTCGGGTGGTTTAGGAGTTGCTAAATCTACAAGAGTTGGAGAAAACTTAACAGTTGGATTTGTTGGGTTTGACTACAATAATGGATATATTGAAACACGTAGAATAGTTCCAGACAAAGATATTGATGCTATTATTACTGGTGAATCATACATTGGAGAAGAGGATAACAGATTTGGTGCTGTATATGCTAAAAAGTTTTTTGGTGATTTAACAGGAACTGTAGTTGGCTCAGTATCAGGACGAGCTGGATCAGCTAATAGGTTAGCTAATCCGTCTACATTTAGTTTTACTGGTGATATACAATTATCACAAGAAGTTATATTTGTAGGGCAAGGTGAACGAATAGAATTCCCAACTACATTATCCAATGCCTTTATATCAAACAAAGATGAAGTTATTGACGTACAGGGCGACGACGAATTATTAGTTAATAGAGTGCGTAACGACATTGGCGCAAAAAAGATGCAGGTAGCTACATTGTTAGAAGCCGTGCCTATTATGCCAGTTGGAACCGTTGTACCATATGCAGGTATAGAAGCACCTGATGGTTGGTTATTTTGTGACGGTTCTGAATATTCTCAATCTGTATATGACAAATTGTACGAAACTATTGGACAAACATACGCAGGAATAGGAGCGGCAATTGGATTCTTTAAAGTGCCTGACATGCGTGGACGATTTGCTTTAGGTGCGCAAGGAATGGGAGATAATGCTACAGCAGCAAATAGAATAACTGGTGTCAATCAGTCTGCTGCTAATACATTAGGAGCAACAGGCGGTAACGAAGCAAAGTATGTGCTAGAAGAAAACCTGCCAGATCACAAGCACGATTTGTACTATGCTAATAATCAATTCTATGCTCTAGCTGAAAAACAATTTAATATTGTAGACGACGAGGTAGATGATTATCACTTTTACCTACAGACATCAGGGCAGTTATCTGGAGTTGGTATGAAGAATACACAGGGTATTAAAACAGATAACACAATTGCACAAGCAATGGATGTTATGAACCCATTCCAAACAATGAATTATATTATATACGCAGGAAGAATTGTATGAGCTATCAAATAAATCGTACAGATGGAGAGCTACTGTTAGATCTTACTGATGGTGTAATTGATACCTCAGCAACAGACTTAACACTTATTGGAAAAAACTATAAAGGTTTTGGCGAATGGATAAATGAAAATTTTGTTCATTTGTTAGAAAACTTTGCATCCACACAACAACCTTCAAATCCACTTACTGGGCAACTTTGGTATGACAAGCAAGATCAAAGACTAAAAATATTCAACGGAACCATTTTTAGATCTGCTACAGGTACAGTTGTTAATTCATCTCAACCTACTAATTTAGTAGCAGGAGATATTTGGATTGACAATGAGAATAATAGATTATACTTGTTTGATGGTACTGATTTAACACTAGTTGGACCAACGTACGATGCTGGACAAGGCAGGACTGGGTTTGAATCTGATACACAACTTGATATTAATAATATTAAGCACACCATTATGAAAATGTATATTGGTGGGGTATTAGTTGGTATCTTGGCAACTGAAGAATTTATTATTCCATATGATTATATTATTGCAGGTCTAGATCCTGATCTAGAAGATACAGCATCACCTAAGCGACAAATTCTAAAACGTGGATTTAACATTGTAGATAGAGACTCTGAATCCGGTCTAGATGGATTCTGGTGGCGGGGGACAGCACAAACTTCCAAGTCATTATTAGCAGATGACGGAACGTTAAGATTTGCAGCAAACTTTTTGCCTACAAATGATGACGGTGTAACAACAGGTTCTTTAAGTATCAAAAACTCGCAAGGAGTTTCAATTGGTATTGGCGATAGAACTTATGTACAAACTAAGATATTTGGTACATCTACTTTAGTTGATAATTTAGAAGTTGATGCTAATTATGTAATACGAATTAAAAACAATCAGTTTCAAAACTCTCTTATTAAGGCATTTGAAATTGATACATCAGAATATAAAAACACAATGTATTCTGATTTACCAATTATATATGAGTCAGCTACAGATTCATATGATTTCTCTTTGCTTAACTTTAGGCCAAGATTAGAAGTATGGGGAGATGGATTCTACGCAGGCGATGTCACAATGCACGGCACAGTAGCAGTCAAAGGTGATTTACAAGTTGGCGGTGAAACCATTTACATGAATACTCAAAACTTGTATGTAGAAGATAAGAATATTGAACTTGCTATCTCAACTACGCTAATACCTAATAACGATGTGTATGTAGACGAAGGTGGTATCATACTACGATCTTCAGACGGCGATAAGCAGATACAATGGTATGTGGCAGATTATGCTTGGAGAATGAATCAAAATTTAGATCTTGTAACTGGTCCTAGTGTAGCAGCACCTCAATACAGAATTAATGGAACACCGGTATTATCTCAAACTGCTTTGTTACCGTCTGTTACATCTGCTACGGGATTAACAACTATTGGTACACTAGAAAATATAACAATTGACAACGTAACAATAGATGGTAATAAATTATCCGTTATCAACAATGTTGTAGGATTAGCAGTAGATTCAAATGGTCCATTATCTGTAGAAAATAATAGAATTGAAAATGTAGCAGATCCAGTGAATGAGCAAGATGCTGTAAATAAAAGCTATCTTTCAACGGCACTTTCATCACAAGGTGTTATTATAGCATTTGATATGAACGGTTTAGTTGTTGGATCTGATCCAAATACTGCACCTTATAATGCAGGGACAATAGAAAATATTCGTTTAGTAGCACATCAGATGCGAGCAGCGGATACAGTATTACTAGGCACTGAGCTAAGAGTATTAGCATCTTGGACAAAAGAAATTAATGCTATAGTACCAGTTACAGTAGGATATGGTAATGATACTACACTACAAATATCTAAAGTTACAGTAAGGGATTCGGCGAATACAGGAACTGTAGCAGTTGTACAAGATATCGTAGGCAACCAAACATCTAATAGTAATGCAACAGTAACATTTAACATTGAACGATACAAATATACATTCACTAGTGACGGCAACAATTGGACAAATCCTGTTGTTGAGCAGATTGTTATTTAAATGATACGGTAAATATAATAAAGAAACACGGGGTAACGTATAATGGCATATATTATTAATAATTATAATACAGCTCAGTTAACAGTCGTTGAAGACGGAACTATTGATCAAACAACTGACCTAAAACTAGTTGGTAAAAACTATGCAGGGTATGGAGAAATACAGAATGAAAATTTTGTATTTCTATTAGAAAACTTTGCAGGAAATAATGAACCACCTAAGGCACTAGTAGGCCAAATATGGTTTGACGCTGGTGCAAATCAGTTAAAGTATTATGATGGTTCTAAATGGCGATTAGCTGGCGGATCTGAAGTATCAGAAACACCACCTGCCGGAATGGTAGAAGGAGATTTTTGGTGGGATTCAGCTAACGATCAGCTTTACTGCTGGAATGGATCAGATTATATTTTAGTTGGTCCACAAGGTGTCGGAGATTCTGTAACAAGATTCCAATCACGTTCTATTAGAGACACCGCTGGTGTCAGTAGAGTAGTAATTGTCTCTGTTGTAGACGACGAAGTATTACACATTATCTCAGCATTAGATTTTACAATAGCACCTGAAGAAGCACCAAACTATCCAGGCTTTGATTACATCCACTCAGGACTTACACTTAAAAATACAGTAAACTCAACAGGTGGTGTTACATCAACACATCATCGCTGGTGGGGAACAGCATCTAACTCAGATAGATTAGGTGGCTACGATGTAGATAAGTTTGTAAGAACAGAAGGCGCAGCCTTTCCAGATAGGGTAGGTTTTGGCGATGAAGGTATAGCAATTGGTAACTCAGATGATTTACGAATTAAGATTGTAAATGATAATCAAGCAGTTATCGCCAACGAGCAAGGTGGACATATCTTCTTCCAAGTTCGTGATGCTTCAAATAATATTACAATGCCTATGCGTTTGGAAACAAATGCAATTTTACCAGGACACGGTGCACCTGTACCAGTAACAGGATCAACTGCTGTATTTGATACATCAGTAAGGCCAGTAGATATTGGTAGCACAACTAAACAATTCCAAAATGTATATGCTTATTCGTTTAGAGGAGTAGCTGATTCTGCTAAAGCATTAGATTTAGCAACAGGTACTGGTACAATTCAAGCTACAGCATCCTTAGCAGCAACAGCAAACTCAATAGCAGCTCGTTCTGCTACTGGTGATATCACAGCTAATGTATTCATTGGAACTGCTACATCAGCGAGATTTGCAGACTTAGCAGAATATTATACAGCAGAAGAGGACATTGAAGATGGAACTATAGTTTCATGGGGAACAACCGCAGAAGTAAAGGTTAGTGAAAAAGATGCTAGTCCAAATGTAGTTGGAGTAGTTTCTACAGAGCCTGCTTATTTAATGAATTCAAAATACGAAGACTATGTACCACAAGGTGTTCATATTGTACCTATAGCGCTCAAAGGGCGTGTACCTTGTAAAATTGTTGGACCTGTAAAGCGAGGAGACCAAATTATATCTTCAGCTCAACCTGGTGTAGGTAGAGTAAAGCAGCCTATTGATCCCGCTACAGCAGTTGTAATTGGACGAGCTATTGACAATAACGATAATCCAGAAATTAAGTTAGTAGAAATACAAGTATAAATAAAAATAAAGGGATATATAGAATGCCAATAGCATATAGGAGTGCCGGAACAACTATTCAAGCGGACGACTATAACAGACTCCAAGAAAAAGTACAATCATTATTAGGCGCAGGAGGCGGCATCTATGGCTTAGACTATGGTTACGGCCAAACTGTTCATAGTTCACAAGTTCAATCTAGCAGTATGGTAACTGCTGAACAGTTAAATAACTTAAGGATTGATATTTTAAAATTATGGCAGCATCAAACAATTGTTGTCTTTCCTGTAAACTCAGTAGATTTAAATGATGTAGTACAAGCTGGAAGTGCAACAGAATCATTAGCTGACGGTGAAAATAAAACTTATAATGATTACACTTTTGCAGTAAACCAAGTTGATACAAACAGATTACAAGTAAATGCATCTGCTATGACGCTTGTAGCCAGTGCTGCTACATATTCCTTTTCTAACTGGAACAACTTTAAAACTCACGATATTACAATAACATTTGACGATAGTAGTCATCGTAGATTTTTCTTTAATACGGGCGGACAAATAAGAATATCAGCAAATTTAGCAGGATCGTGGGCTACTGGTTCTAAACCTGGTGTTTGGCAAAACTTATTATCATCAGTTGGAACATATGTTTTTACCTATCCTGAAAATCAAACCATTAGCTCAGCACCGCAAATTTTAGTATTAAAAAATCCAGTTAGTGGAGGAGTATATTCAGAAAACTATTATAAGATTATAGGAAGTGCTATATCTTCTAATATTTTATTGTTTAGAGTTATTTTCCATGATGTTGATGTAGGTGATCAAACAGGAATAGGTGGCGGAGTAGATGAAAATGTATCAGGTACAACAATTAGCACCGCTTCTATTTATCATGCTAGTGGCAGCCCAATTGATCCTGAGAATTCAGAAAGTATTGTAGGTGTACGAGTTAAATCACCAATTGTAGCTTCTGCACAAGGTACAGTTTACTAAGAGATATATAAATGGCAATATCAAATCGTTCTGCTGGAACAACTTTAACAGCAACAGATTATAATGAATTACGGAATAAAATTATTGAGATTCTTGGACCTAACTCAGGAGGGTCTACACGAGGATATGGACAAGCTACTACTAGCTCTACTGTAGCAGGAGGAGCAACTACTTTAGTATCTGCTACTCATATGGCCCAACTTAGAGCAGATATAGTTAAGGCATACGTTCATATTACTGCTGATAGTTTTGATTTGACTGTACCGTCAGGAGGAACTGATTTAATTAAGGCAACAGCATCAGGGACAGATTATAATGAAACTCATAATGCTTATATTGAAGCTATAAATTATTGTTATGATAATGCGCCTACTGCAAATCCATCACAAATGACTCTGTCATCTAATGTTGCTGCGGCTACTGCTGGAACGAATTGGAATGGCACTGTTACAACAACACATAGAGTTACATGGACTGATTCAAATCATCAACGATGGTTTTTTAATGCAGGTGGACAAGTTAGATTTCATGCTGCTCATGATAACAATAGTACGTCTAAATCAAATGATTGGCAACAATTTTTAGCTAATAAAGTAAATGGTATTAGTTTTGGTTATACAGAATATTGGCAACATATCCTTGCCTCTACTAATACATTTTTGCAGCAAAATCCTGATGGAGTAACAGTATACCAAGATAACTATCATAACCTCTCAGTATCTAGACTCGTAGGTAGTACAAATGTAATGGATTTTACAATGAATTTTGTTGATGCAGATAGAGGAAATATTGCTAATACATATTTTTGGATTGCTGCTTATGATGAAGATGTAATAGGCACAACTACCTCAAACATTTCTATATACTATCCTACAGGTTCTACAACAGATCCCTTGCTTGGAAGTATCTCAACAGTTCAATTAGATCCGCCTACTGTCACTGTAGCTTAATCGTTTCTTACACTTCTTCTAATCTTTTTTAATATATACTTTAAAGGAGTATATTATGGACGAAAGATTAGAAAAAGCCCTCCAGTTTTCTCACTACATGGTTAATCTAAATAACCAAAAAAGAGTGTTAGAAGAAACTTATTCACAAGACATTATACATTATTTTAATGGAGCACAATTTACAGTAAACAAAGAATTAATTTGTTTTTGTAAAATTATGATGTTGCTTGAGCAAGATACTGTAGTTTTAGTTGATGACAATAACAGACCAATTGAGATTGAAGATCTTGAAGAATTTTTTGATGAAATTCTTACTATCTACAATGAAGCATCAAATGAATATTTTGTAAACTATACTACACTGGTAAAAAGTAAGCAAAAGATGCACGATGTTGTTTTAGATCAAATACAATTAGAAGAAACGGATAAAGAAAAATGAGCAAAGGTGTCCTTGTAGTAGCAAGGAATAATGAGAAACTTGATTATCTTAGGCAAGCTGCTTTTTTAGCCAGTAATGTTAAAAAATATTTGAACTTACCTACATCTGTAATCACAGATAGTCAAAAATATTTAGAAGATAAAGGATATGGAGATTATTTTGATAAAGTAATTGAAATTGTTTGGCGGAAAGAAGATTTAAATGGAAACAATGTTTTATCTAAAGGTGATCAACACTATTTAAGAAGATATCATGATGGATCATTATCAGCAAGGTCTCTACGATTTAAAAATGAGATTAGATCTGCGGCATGGGGTGTAACTCCATATGAGCAAACATTGTTATTAGATACTGACATTGTTTTATTCAATGATGTATATAAACATTGTTTTGATCAACCTCATAATTTTCTTATATATGATAAATCGTATGATTTAGCAGGTTTTAGAAATGAGCATGAGTTTAAATTTATTTCTGATACTGGAGCTCATTTTTATTGGGCTACTGCTGTATTCTTTAGGAAAACAGAAACTAATAAGATCTTCTTTGATTTAGTGCAACATATACAAGAAAATTGGTATCACTATCGTAGCATTTTCCAAATTCCTACGGTTTTGTTTAGAAATGATTTTGCATTTTCAATTGCTATTCATATAATGAATGGATATCAGGAAGGCGATTTTGCCAAGCCTATGCCTGGTAAATTATTTTTTACAACAGATAAAGATATTCTTTGGGATAGTACTAAAGAAGGTTTATTTATGTTGTTAGAAAAAGAAAATTATTTAGGCGAATACACAGCGGTTCATTGGAGACATCATAATCTTCATGTAATGAACAAGTTTAGTTTAGAAAGATATTTGACTAGGGTAATGGATGTCTAAAGGAATATTAATTTACGCTACTGGAGAAAAATATATTAAGCAGGC